AGAATATCCTTAATGAACCAAAGTTAATTGCTTCTGCAACAACTATTACTGCTAATACATCATTAACAAGTCTTTTAGGTACTTTAAATACTAATATTGAAATATCTACAACAAATGATAGATTAAGTCCTATTGTTGATTTAGAAGGATCTTCTATAATTACTATTTCAAATAGAATTATTAAAGAAACTCTTGCAAATGGTACTTTAGATCTGTCATCAGAATTACTTCCAAAAGGTGGTAAACATTCTTCTTATATTACTAAGAAGGTTGTTTTAGAAAATACTTCTACATCTGTTAAAGTTCTTTTTGATGGTATAAGAAATTCATCTAATGACTTTAAAGTGTTTGTTAAAATTAAAGGAGATGGTGATCCTGGCGACTTTGATGAAATGAATTATGTGGAGGTTCCATCTGTTAATTATCCTTCTTCAGAAACCAAGAGTCAATATAGGGCTTTTGATTTTGAAATAAAAGATTTGAGTGAATTTAAAGAATTTAGTGTGAAAATTGCTATGATAGGTAATGATCAGAGTGACATTCCTAAGATCAGAAATGTAAGATGTTTAGCACTTGCGATTTAGTATGAAAAAGATGAAAGTTGAAGGACATCCTAATTTAACGAGGGATACTTCTTCTAAAGCAATTATAAACAACAATACTGATGATTACAATGCTTATATGACTTCATATAAGCATAGACTGTCTGAAAAAGATAGATTATCTTCCGTAGAGTCTGATCTACATTCGTTAAAAACTGAGATCAACGAGATCAAAAATTTGTTAATCAACCTAAATAACCATTAGGTTATAAATAAATATAAGCGATAAACCCGTATGGCCGCACAACATAATCTCTATATTGATCAAGGAGCAGATTTCTCCGCTGAAATTGGAATCTATGATGATTTCAATGCACTCTGGGATTTGACTGGCTATTCAGGTGCAGCTAAAATGAAAAAATCTCATTATAGTTCAACCTCTCATAATTTCACAGTTTCTATTGGTACTGGTAAAGTGACTCTTGCTATGACTGCTGCTACAACTGCAGCAATCGAATCAGGCAGATACCTTTATGATGTCGTTATTACAGCCGCTGGTGGTACTAAAACGAGAGTGATTGAAGGTCTTGTAACAATCAACCCAGGCGTAACATGAATACAAAAGTTACTGTATCAAATCGACCTAAAGTACTGACTGTTTCTTCAGCTGGTGTTACTGGTTTAGGTAACCTTACAGACGTTAATGTTGCTGGTGCCGCTGATGGTGCTGTGCTACAATATGATGCAATCTCTGCTTCTTGGAAGGCTGAAAATGTCGTTGAGAAAGCAGGTCTTATTATAACAGGTGGTAATTTCTAAATCCAATCAGGTATTAACAAATGGCAACTAGAATAAAAATTAAAAGGTCGAGCGCAAACCCAACCGCTACACCGTCATCGGTACTGGGCCAAGGTGAACTTGCCTACGCTGAAGGTACTAGTACGTATACTGACGCTCAATCAGCAACAGTTACATCATATGGTAAACTGTTTGTTGGTAAAGGATCAGAAACAGGTGGTGTTGCTGCTGGATTAGATATAATCGGTGGTAAATACTTTACTGACTTATTAGATCATGGACATGGTACTTTAACTGCTAACTCTGCAATAATTGTTGACTCAGCACAAAAGATAAGTAGATTAAATGTAGATCATGTAAGAGTAGATGGAGATACAATATCAACAGAGACAGCTAATCAAAGTTTAAATTTTGATACGAATGGTACTGGAGATTATGTTTTCAAAGGTGCTGCTACAGTAGGAACTAACGAGTTTAAAATTTCAGATGGATCAACCGATAGATTTGTAGTTGATTCATTCTCTGGTGCATTAGATATAACAACACCTGCATTAAGTGCTGCTGATACTGTTTTAAACATTGCAAGTACTTGGAATAATGGTAGTAATAAATTTGATGCGATAAAGGCAAATATAACCAATACTGCATCTGCAGCTACTTCACTGTTATTGGATTTACAGGTAGGTGGTGCATCCAAGTTTAAAGTTGGTCTAGATGGAACAGTAACAACACCTGGCGATCTTGATTTAACTGGTGATGTTACTATTGGTGGTGACCTTGCAGTAAATGGTGGAGATATTACTACTACTGCTACAACATTCAATCTATTAGAAGCAAATGCTACTACAGTAAATGCATTTGGTGCTGCTACTGCGATTGATATCGGTGCAACTTCAGGTACTGCTACAATCAATAACCCAACTGTAGTTGGTACTCAGACAACACAGAATCTTTGGAACACAACTGCAGCAACAGTTAATTTTGCTGGTGCAGCAAATACTATTAACATGGGTACATCTGTTACCACATTAGATCTTGGTCATATCAAGATTAAAGGAAATACAATTTCTACTGATAGTAACTCTGCAACAGAACTAATCATTGATCCATATCCAGATTCTGGAGATGCTGGTGGTGATGTTATCATCCGTGGTAACCTTCAAGTTGCTGGTACTACAACAACTGTTAATTCCAGTGAGATGACAGTTAATGACCCATTATTCACTGTTGGTGATAGTGTAAGTGAGAAAACTGTACAGGGTTCTGCCGTATCATCTGGACAGAATACTATACAAGTTGATAATCCATCTTCTATTGTTGAAGGTGCAACTATAACGGCAGGAAGTGGAATTGCAGGTGGTACAACAGTTTCTAATGTTCGTATTGAGTTTAATACAAGTGGTACTCCATTATCATCTAACCCTAGTGCTGGTGCTAACATTTATTTCTATGATGGTACTTCATTCTCATTACTTGGTACATATGTTAGTAAGACTGGATCTTCAGTAACTATTGACCTTGCAGCTAATATTTCTACATCTTCTGATGATTTCTATAATGGTAATAGTTTAACAACTCAGTCATCTGGTAGTCCAACAACTGCACAGAAAGCAGGTATTATTAAGGTATCTACAAAGGTATTCAAGGAAACTACACTTACTATAAGTCAAAACACAAACGGAAGTCTTGCTATTGGTGATAAACTAACAATTGCACAGGCAACTGATGATAACCTAGATCGTGGTATTGTTTATAAGACTCTTATAGGTAATGCTGCTAAGACTGGTTTCTTTGGATATGATGATAGTACAACCTATTTCACATTCATTGCTGATGCAACCAACAACGCTGGTGTAATTGCTGGATCTGCTGGTAAGGCACAGTTCGAGACTGTTAAGATTGATACTGGTGTAAACAAAGGTGTTGCTTACTATAACGCTGCACTAGAGTTAACAAGGACAGTTGCTGCAGGTACATCTGACATTACTACATCACATAAGATTTTAACATCTAATGGTGCAAATGGTGAACCAATTTGGACAACCACAGTTGATGGCGGAACATATTGATAAATAATTGAAATGATGGAGTAATTATGAATCCAACTGAAGCGACAAATTTGATCCAAGTAATGAACAATAGAATTAATCAACTGACACAACAAAATTTATTACTTGAAGCAAAAGTTTTAGAATTGACTTCTAAACTAGAACAAGAAGACGATTTTGAAAATGAGAAACCATTAGAAAAAACACGTAATGGCAAAACCAGCAACAAGAGCACAACTTAAAGAATATTGTTTAAGAAAACTTGGCAAACCTGTCATCGAGATTAATGTTGATGACGACCAAGTAGAAGATCTTATTGACGATACCATTCAACTCTTTAATGAAAGGGTATATGATGGTATTGAAAGAATGTACTTAAAATACAAGTTCACTGAAGATGACCTTGTTAATGGTAGATCGAGAAATATTACTACGACAAAAACAGATAATAATTTAGGTGCATCCCCTGGCACAAGAACTTTAAATTTTGAAGAAGGAAGGGGATATTTAACAGTACCAGATCATATAATTGGTATAGTAGGTGTTGCACCTATTGCTAATACATATGTTAATAGTATGTTTGGATTTAGACATCAGTTTTTCTTGAATGATTTCTATAATTTTTATGCATATGACATTTTGAATCTAGAAATGACTATGCAGTATATTGAAACACTAGAATTTTTAATAGAAGGTAAGAAACCGTTAAGATATAATAAAGTACAAAATAGATTATACTTAGATTTAGATTGGAACAGAGTCGCAGATAATGACTATGTTCTTATAGATTGCTATAGAGCATTAGATCCAAATACATATACTAAAATATATAATGAATTGTTTGTCAAGAAATATTTAACTTCATTGGTCAAGAGACAATGGGGTCAGAATTTAATGAAGTTCACTGGTATTAAGATGCCTGGCGGAGTTGAATTTAATGGTAGACAGATATATGATGATGCACAGGGAGAAATAGAAAAGATTGAAGGCGAAATGCTGTCTAAGTATGAGACTGCTCCACTTGATTTTGTAGGATGATATGGCAAAAAACGTATACTTTTCTGGTGGTACTACTACAGAACAGACATTATATGAAGACTTAATTATAGAGTCTTTAAAAATATATGGTCATGATGTTTACTATCTTCCTAGAGAGATAGTAAAAGAAGATGATCTCTTTGGAGAGGATATTCTTTCCAAGTTTGATGAAAATTATATGATAGAGATGTATGTCTCTAATTATGAAGGGTTTGAAGGTGATGGAACCTTGATGACTAAGTTTGGTGTACGAATTACTGATGAAGCAACATTTGTTATTGCTAAGAGAAGATGGGAAGATTTAATAGCAGCGTCAAATAATTTAGTATCTTCATTTAGACCAAATGAAGGAGATGTAATATATTTCCCATTAACAGGACAATTATTCCAGATTAAGTTCGTAGAACATGAAAAACCATTCAGAATGTTGAATGATATTCAAACATATAATCTAGTCACTGAAGTTATGGAATACAGTGGTGAGAGACTTGAAACTGGTGTTGAAGAGATTGATGATATCACTAGAGATATTGGTTATACTCTAACACTCAAATTAACTGATGGTCTTAAGGATATTCTTGTTACCTCTAATGGTACAGGATATACTGCTGGATCTGCTGTTACATTCAGTGGTGGTGGAGGATCTAATGCTACTGCAGCTGCAACTATAAGTAACAGTGGAGTTGCTGGTGTTAAAATATCAGAGCCAGGTGTAGGTTATACATCTGCACCAGCTGTTGCAATTTCTGGTGGTACTGGTGCTATAGCAACAGCACGTATTGGTGCTCGTGGTAACTTCTTAAAAGGTGAAATAGTTAATTCACAACTTAATACAGCTCAAGGTACTGCTGTTAAGAGTGGAAGTGGTATTGCATCTATTACAGTTAATAGAGGTGGTAGTGGATATACATCTGCTCCAGTTATTACCATTGGCAATCAATGGTTGAGTGGAACTAGGTATTCTACAGGAGATCAGGTATTTAATGGTACTAGGATTTATACTGCTGGTGGTAATGGTGTATCTGGTGCTGTAGCACCTACACATACAAGTGGTTCTGTAACTGATGGTGGTGTAACTTGGGCTGTAGCTGGAACTAAAGCAACTGCTACAGCTGTATTAACTAATGGTATAGTTACTGGTGTAACTATGACAGAAACAGGAACTGGATATACATCTGCTCATAGAGTATCGTTTGCTGCATCTCCTACGGAGACTGGTATTGGTGAAGTTACTAGATATGATGTTACTAATAAGGAATTGGAACTTGTTAATGTTACTGGTTCATTTACGGATAATGACACTGTAGTAGGTCAAACAAGTGGAGCTGAATGGACTATAAATACGTTTAGTACAATAGAAAACGAAAACGATCCAATTGCTGACAATACCTTCTTTGAAACTGAAGGAGATTCACTTATTGATTGGACAGAGGGTAATCCCTTTGGTGAGTTTGGAAACGATTCTGACGGAGTATTTTAATGTTAGGTACACACTTTTATCACGAAATTATACGTAAAACCATTATTGGATTTGGTACATTATTCAATAATATAGAATTACGGCGTACCGATAAATCGGGAAATGTTGTACAAACAGTTAAAGTACCTTTAGCATATGGCCCTAGAGAGAAATTTCTTGCAAGATTAGAAACAGAACCAAGACTAGAAGGTAGAGCAGAAGTAGGAATTCAATTACCAAGAATTGCATTTGAAATGAAAGGTGTTTCATATGATTCTACTCGTAAGATGAGTCCTATCAATATTTGTACCAAAGAAAAGAGTGGAGATGTTAAAGGTGTATATAAACAGTTTGCTCCAGTACCATATAATGTAGATTTTGAATTGAATATTATTAGTAAGAATAATGATGAATCTGTACAGATATTAGAACAGATACTTCCTTATTTTCAACCAGCATTTAATATTTCTTTG